AACCTAATCGCCTTGTCGTCGATGTAGGCTGCCGCTGCTGGCTTGCCCTGGCCCTGGAAGATCTCGTCATACGGAACCCCCCAGGCATCCAGTCTACCACGCATTTGTCCTAGCCGCTCTTCCCAGTCAGGGAACTTGTCCCACCCTCGAGAAGAATGGATGATGATACGGTATCCGTTGTAGCGCAGCCTCTTCAGTTGCTCCACAACATCGTTTGCCGGAACCCACGTACCGAACACATGCACAGCAATGGTGTCGTCGTAGTCGACGCACACCGTCCGTGCGATGCGGCGATCCATGTCTTCGCTCATCGGTGAATGCTGTTGATCAGTGGCTTCATCTTGGCGAACACGTCACGCAGCACAAGGACGTCAGCCTCGCAGTGCTCAACGATAGTGCGGAAAGCCTGCTTACCTTCCTTAGTGTGTCGTCGCTCTGCCTCCTGCCACAGCCGCACGTCAAGTGGCGTCTTGCTATTGTTAGTTCGGAAGTACTTCGAGATGTTCTCAAGGCTGCGTCGCCCTGCTTTCATGTGCCTGCCAGTCGCATACCACATCAGGTCGATGTGCATCTGCGTACCAATAGGCCGACCACCACCAGTCTCAAGGAGACGGGCGTTGATGATTGGAAGGTCAAACATCTTGGAGTTCCACCCCACGAGGATGTCGTACTGCGACAGCTCGTCGGCAATTGCCTTCACCAACTTGGTGTCGTCCATCCATGTCTTTCCCCTGTGCGTCTCGAGCGACAGCGTCTTCACGTTGCCGAACTCATCTGCTACGCTCATGCAGAAGATCGTAGTCCACGAGGAGTACGTCGTCTCTAGGTCGTAGAACGCAATGCGGAAGCCGGTGTAGTCACCCTTAGGAGTAGACTCAATGCTTCGTGTCTGCTCTTGGATCTCAGGAAGCAGCGAGCCGTAACGCTTGTGCAGCTTCTGAGCTTGGTCCTTGCTGATCTCCAACTGCTCGGCGATCTCTGAGAAGGACAGGCCCTTTTCTTTAAGGGCAGCAATCCGCTCGATAGCTCCGTCGTTTGCCATATCGTTCTCCCACTATACGTGGTGCCACCCGTATGGCATGGCCACCACCCCTACCTTACAGGGTTATCCACACCCTGTCAAGGTCAATCACACTTTGAGCGAGCCCACCCTGTTGATTGATGGCTCGAGCACGTTTGTCGTCACAGCGCTCGCGCTACCGCCCAGGCTTTGGCCTGCGTTCTTCCCTGCCGAGAAGAACTTGCCGCTCAAGAGTTGGAACTGGACGTCTTCTGATCCGTCTGGTGCATACTTGTAGACGATGCCAGAGACGATAAAGACTGTCGAGATGATGTTCGGATATGGGTTCTTGTCTGGTTCGTATGGAGATACGCCGTCTCGTCGGACAGTAATCTTGATAGCGTCGCCAAGGAATATGTCTTTGAATGGATTCAGCACATCCCTCTCCAACTGTACGGTGAGAGCAGACGCAACCACTAGGTCACGCCTCTGCTCGAGTGTCTTCTTAGCCTCTAGGTCAGCCTCTGAAGTGTCGATGAATCCGCCTTGGGCCATGAGCATTGGAGCAAACCCGTAGTCCTTTTGCGATGAGATGTCGTTTGACTTGGACCCAGTGAGCCTTACGCCAGTCATGTTAGTATATGTGCCAGTTAGGAATGGTGATGATGCAATCACCTGTATGTCGTTCCTCAGCACCCTCCCGTCGTACACGTACCTGAACTGGTCGATCTCTCCAGGATAGTTCAGCTCCACCAGGCTGTCTAGGCCAGCGTCGTTAGCACCCATGGCTGGGTGGACAAACAGTTTGGACCCGTCAGCTGGTGTCCCGTCTGCTCGCCTGACGCCGACGAAGTTGAACACCGTCCTGTCTGGAAGGCTAACTCCGTCAACAGATACTGCTTCGTTCGCATTCATCTGCTTCTCGCACATGTTCCTCAGGAAAGAGGTTAGTTGTTCGCCAGATGTGAAGTACCTTAGTGTGTTAGATGGCCAAGTTGCACCAGGCTCAACGTTTTCAATCGTCGCCCAGTTCAACCTTCCAACCGTAACTCCGTCTACGTTAGGGATGTTGAATGCGCCGCCGCTACTGGTAACAAACCTAGAGAAGATATTCTCAAGCGTCTCATTACGCAGTGCCATTGGTGATGCTGACTGGATAGCGGTTGCTGAACTTGCGCTCACGATCTCTGTGGCTGGAGTAGAGCCAGATGCATTGTTGAGCTTTACGATTGCGTATGCACTAAACTCGTACGCCTGACCGTCTGCAGCGAGGATTGGAACCTTGTACTGAGGACTTGCTGGCATGTTCCTGAAGCTAATACCGGCTACGTTTGTGGTCCACACCACAGTAGAGTCAACTGCAGGAGCAGTGGCTGATGGAACGTTTACGTCAGCAGTAATAGACCCAGTCTTATACACCTCAAAGTGGAAAGGAATCTCCAGTGTGTACGTGTCATGTCCTCCGGTTGCAGCACCCCACTGAGGCGCCCATGCCCTAGCTGCAAACGCAACGCCCCCTGGGGACGACTCGATAACTACATCTACAGATGTTGGTCTAGCTGCTGACCAGTCTGCACTTACGGCCATTGGAACATTTCGGTTGTTAACGTAGTCGTAGAATGGTGTAGCTGTTACACCAGCAGCATCGGAGTCAACTTTCTCGTACTGGACGTATCCCTTGATTATGTACTTCTGGTTGACCTCGTCAAACGTACAGTCAATCCTGTTGACGCATAGCTCAAGCTCAGCCGTACTGAGGCCAGCATTCCTGGATTTGCTTGTAATATACACGGCGTTTGGAGTTCTCGGTAGTAGGGCTGTGCCAAGTCCGGAGCTTGAAGAAGAGTTAGCAGTGACGTCTCCAAGTGGTGAGTTGCATCGTGACTTGTCTAGGTATGCCTTCGCGTCCTGTAGAGATGCGAATACACCCTGAGGATCTAGGTTACCGTTAGAAGAGTTAGTCTCCTTCTCCCATTCAATATAAAGCTGAGGTCGTACCGCAGCGTCCGAGAAGGCGGTTGAGTAGAACTCTAGGCCAAGCCCACGGGTATTCTCTTTGTCTACCCACTCAGTGCTTGATGTTGTGGTAGAGCTTGCCGCCCCCTTACCAGTTGCCAAACGAAGACCGTTGTTAGTTAACCCGCCCTTCCATCCTTGGACCATTCCAGTGATGTCAACTTCTAGAAGAGTCCTGTTGGCTGGCCTAGATCCAGACACGGCCTTAGTGTAATATGTTGTTGCTCCAGCGGTCCACAAGTCTGAGGACGATTGGGTTACGTCAACCCAGCTATTCTCAGCACCGGCTGTTGTGTTTGCCCACACGTCAGATGCCTGACTAGAAACGTACAGGTTCCTAGACCCGGTAAGCCAGCTGATATGACCTGGCGGTGTTAGACCTGAGCCAACGTAATATAGCCTTAGTACTGCCTTAGTAATCCTTGTGGCGTTTGTGTAGTCACTTGATCCAGCAAGGTTAAACTTGATTGCCGACCTATACTTGTATCTGACATTTGATCCAGAGAAAATGATGCCGCTGTTCCCAACCGGCAAATGGATTTCAGTGTCGTTTGAGTTCCAGTCATTAGCCACAGTATTCTGTGTAGTAGTTGAGTCAGTTCCAACCCTCACAGCGCTTGCCGACCTGTCAGCTGTAATAGTTGTGTTGCCCCGCTCAATAATTGGCTTAGTGTTTCCTGCTGGGTAGGATAGAGGGCTGCTCGCACTTTGAGTTGCCCCGAGGACTGGAGTATAGTGCATGTCCATAAGGGCCATGTAGTCTGACCCGTTATACACAATCTCGTCGTTAGTCACGTCTGCTGACATAAGTAGACCAGCCCCGACTAGGTCATAGCTGTCCGTGTCGTGGTTGAAGCGCTCGATCTTGTAGTGCCTAAGGAGAGGTACGCACTCCTTGTTGGCAGGGTGATTGATAGGCAGCGTCCAGTAGGCACCGCCTGAGTCGTTCGCCAACACGGCTGACCCAATGTGCTTGGCGTCGTAGATGACGTAGACTTCCTCGCCCACCCCACGATTGGAGGCAAGCTTGAAGATACGGATTCGGGTGTGGCTTACCCCTCCTCGGCTCAAAGCCAGGACTCCCTGAACTGCACCCTGGTACTCGTTGGGTCGGATGCTCCACCGATTGCTGCGGCGATGTTAGAGTACAGCACTGAGGTTACTCCTACCAGCGTTGTCTCACCAGGGTAGACCATGAAGTCTCCTACTGTCTCTTGGTGCAGGATACGCACCCTACCCACTGTGTCCAACCTGTCAAGGTCAATCTTCCAGTGTCCCCGACCAACGATCAAGGCGACAACGTTTGTCTTTCCTCCTGAGTACCATGTCACCGTGATCTTGGTGTCGCTTTGGTATCCAGATCCGCTGATGGTTGCATACGATGGCATGGACCCACGGTGCACCTGACCGATGTCTCGAATGTTGTAGTGGTACTTTCTTGGGTCTGGGATCATGAGGTTGGCAGTAACTCGCTGAGCGTACCCGTTAGCTTCTAGTCCGGTAGACATGGAACGAGTCACACCGTACTGCACAAGGGTGGTCGGTCTTACGTTGATCTCCATGTCAATACCTGATGGGTAGCTATCGAACCCAATGCGCGTAGGTTGGTAGAACCTGAATGGCCTTACCCCGTAGTCTCCCTCAAAGGCAATAGCGTTGGGAGCAAGGGCCTTGGACAGCTTGTCCATCTGATCCCAAAAGTCTCCAAGGGTTTCTCCGTACACGCCTAGGTTGATCTGCATAGTGCGTGCGCTGAGGTATGGCTCGGTGTAGTCGAGACCATCTCGGAGTGCACGCTTGTCCACGTAACCCTCGATGTTGGCTGTGTTGTAGTTGACCTGCTCCAGCTTAAATCCAGTTACGGTTCTTGGCCCGCCCCGTACGTCAGCCAGCTCATTGATGTTGATGCTCTCAAGCTTTACGGCAATGCCTGCCGTGACGGCAGTAGATGCCTCGCTGATCCCTGTGCTGTTGTAGGTGAATGTCGTGCTGCTTGGGATAGATACCACTGTATGTCGACCGTCGTACCCGACGTTTCCTCCGACATCCTCAGTGCCAGTAGAGACAGAGTCAACCTGAACCAGGTCACCGATCGCCAATCCGTGTGGCGTAGAGGTCGTAAGCTTCACACGGTTAAGCGGCAGGGTACCGTCTGTTGCCGGACCCCTAGTTCGGAACGTGACCTTGCTTACCCTGTCAGAGATAAAGAGTCGTACTGGCTTGGTAAAATCCATCAGCCCACCTTCTTGATCTTGCGGAGCCTTCCGATGAGTCGGTCAAATCTCTGGCGAGATACCGCGTACATCTGGTTGATTGAAGGGACAGTGATGTCCGTGTTGCCTGGGTTTAGCTGCCACTGCTGGAAGATAGAACGGTCAGTCACCATGCGGAACATGCACTCAGCCTGGACGAAGTACCGTACCGCCTGCTCTGCGTCAGCGTCAAGAGTATCGACAGTCCAGTTGCCGTAGCCAAGTAGGCGCAGGTGAGACGTCTGTGAGTTAAATCGCCCTGGCTGTAGGTAAACCTGCCCAGCCTGAATCTCCCATCCGCCGTACGGTCCATCGCCCATAGATGGGTGAACAATGTCGACCACCTCATACCATTGGGTGGTGGGGTTAGTCTTCACTACGTTCTTTAGGCAGTCGATTCGGTAGATGGTATCCCATCCAGCGGGCAACGCAATGCTGGCTGCGTGGTAGCTGGACTTGATATCTGGTAGTGCAACCACTGACATCAACTCTTTAGGGTATGCACGCGATACCTCTGCCAAGGCTAGCTCGACAAGGTCTGTGAGTTCCTGCTGAGAGAATGCGCGGTCGTACCCGTCGGACGTACCAGTGTCTCTGGTGTCTCGTCGGATCTTAGTGAGTAGAACGTCAATAGCTGCCATATGTCTCCTTAGCCCCATGCCCCAGGGCCGAAGCCCTGGGGATGGGAAGCTCTATTACAGAGCGGTTGCGCGGGTCTCGAGGCGCAGGTATCGTACCTGGCCGAGGGACGTCTGAGCAACCTTGTTCTGGACAAGACCAGCAAGGCTTGAAGCCGAGGTCGTGCCAGAGTTTGCGACCGTAACGGTGAGGGTCGTGGACGACGGAACTGAGGCAACCGTGAGGAAGCCTACCGAGCCGTAGTTCACGAGAGCATCAACGTCGTCGAAGCGAACGGTCTCACCAGCGAACAGGCCGTGAGGGCCAGACGTGGTGATCGTTGCCGTGGTCGTTGTGCGTGAGAACGTGGTCACAACTGCGACCTTGTCCTTGCCGCTGTACTCGCTGAGTGCAGCCTCGCCCATGATCATAGCGCCGAAGCGGAGCTTGTAACCAATGAGTGCGCGCTGGCTGAGCGGGTCGGTGTGGTCGCCGCCTGGTGCGACGAAGTACGTCTGCATCGTCTGTGAGTCACCGACGACGAAGCCGTCAGGACCAAAGAAGAGTGCTGAGTAAATCGTCTGACCATCTTGTGTCCACGTCTTGGCGCCGTTGGCGACAAGGAAGCGGACGCCAGAGTAGGCGCCGATCTCACCGTTGAGCATATCGAGCGGCTGGGTGTACTTCGTGGCCTCGAGGAAGCCGTGTCCCGAAGTATCCGTCAGCAGGTCGTATTGCTGATTCGGGTGAATGATGCAGCGGTAGAACCCATCCGGGAAGGCTGGAACGTTTGCTGCCTTGAGTCGAGCAACTGCCTTCTTAACCTCAAGACCATTGAGCTTGAAGTCCTGTCGGGCATCACCTGAAGCAATGTTCGACACCGTGGCGGCTGCGAGACCGGCTCGGGTCGTGATGTTCGAGGAGGTCGACTGTGCCTGAGCGTAGTAAACGCGGGCGGTGCCTGCGTTCATCACGTCACGAACGATCTCATCCATCGACTTGGCTGCGGCGAACGAGATGCGCTCAGCAGCGATGCTGACCAAATCGTGCGGCGAGTCAAGCTGAACGATGTCGCTCAGGCTCGTGTATGCACCGTACTGCTTGACCGAGAAGTATTCCGTCGTAACGGAAAGGTTCACGGTTGGATCTGGCGTTACGCCTTCCTTCAGCTCGGTGAGGTTGTGTGAGATATCTGGGTAGCGGACGTAACGAATACGATCCGTTCCCTTGACGAACGTGCCCTGGACATAGTTGCCTGGGAACACGTGCACCATGCGGCTTCGAAGTTCTGTCGCAATCTGCTGAGAGACAAGTTCCTGAACGAGCTTCTGGTAGGCGTTAGCCTCCGTCCCGTTGAACGTGCCGATCTGATTGAGAGCAGGACCCGAAAGCGAAGTAATCGTGGCCATTTATGGCCTCCTTCTTAGCTTTCGAGCCACGGGTTACCAAGTGCCTTAAGGGCATCCTTGATCTTATCCGGGCTCATCTTTCCTTCTTTTTGGACTGAGCGCTTCGGGCTGTTTGCATCCCTTGGCGCCTGCGAGGCATCTGCCTCTGTGTACTGCTTAATGAGCGATTCGAACTGTGCGGCTCGCTGCTCCTCGTCTAGTGCTCGGGTCTGCTCAGAGAATTCAAAGTACTTCGGATACTGTGACCGAAGCTTCTCCTGCTCTGCCGTCTTCCGTGCGTCCTCGAGCTGACGCTCGAGTTCCTTGGCGCGGCGTTCCATTCGCTCGAACTCAGAAAGCGAGGCCTCTTCCTGTGCGGCCTTCCACTTTGCGAGCTCCTCGTACTTGGACTGGAACTCTTCAGCAGACTTCTTAGCCGCTGTAAGAGCTTGATCCTTTCCTGCAAGACGACGCTTCCAAGTGGCGATGTCTTCCTGCTGGTCAGTGGCCTGGGTATCGACGACTGGCGTCTCAACCGCTGGCGACTGGGTCTGCGGGATTTCCGCGACTTGCTGCTCTGCCATTGCTTGGCTCTCCTTTACTACCTAAGCTGGAACTTCCAGCTTATCTAAGCGTTGTGATGTCCTGCCTGATCTGGTCATCTTCCTGACCAATCATGCCTGTCAGTTCTTGGAGTGACCGCACCATCATGCGACCCGCTCCGATTGCGCCGGTATCAACCAGCGGCTTCCCGACCTCAGATACGAACTGGTCAGCTGTGAGCTGGTCGTACCCTTGACGCGAGATTGTAGACATACCTCGCCGTACCCAGCCAGGAAGGCCGACGGTGATATCCTCTGGAGTACCAGGGATAAGTTGTGTAAGGAAGAATAGATAGTCTGGTCGTTCAGTTCCCCTCTCTTCAAAGTCTGGTAGGAACCCGTTCTGGCCCAGGTACTCCATGAACTTGCTATACGCCTGGTACCCAGCGCCTGGTGCCACAGCGCCGAATGGCTTCCAGAACATGAAGCGGAAGGTCTCTGGAAGTACCTTGCCGAACATGTAGGATAGGGGGTATAGTCCTAGGAACTGGTGGTTCATCGTTCGCTCGAGCCAGCCACGATCAGGGTTGAAGTAGTTGATCCTATCCATGGCACGTGCCGTCTCTTGGTATCGGAACTTGGCAGACTGGAATGCCAACTCCTCGCCTCCGTGATCCTGTAGAAGCCTGATGGCTGAGTCGTGAAGAGTATTGGCAACGCGGTTAGTCATCACCTCAAGGGTGGTGCCCTCCCTGCTCAAAACGTTCTTGACGATGGAGTCAATCCTTGCAATCTTTCCGGCCTCATCTAGGCCTCGGAACGCTTCTGATCCAGCTGCGGTTCGGTCAAAGATCTCACCGATGATAGCACCTAGTGAGTTGAACTTTGCACCATACTTCTGACCATTTGCAAGGGCAGCGATCACTGCCTCGAAGTTAGGTCCCTTGCCTGGTGTGCCGGTAAGTTCAAAGAGCCTTCGGAGAATAAGTTGATTGGTGGTGGATAGGTTAGCTTGAGTACCGAGACCCTGAACCGTCTCGTCGACAAGGTTGTCGATAGACTCCTTAAGTTTCTTGTAGCTCTTAAGCCCCCTGACCTGGTCAATAGGAGTTCTAACTGCGTCGTACTTTACGTCACGAGCCGCTAGTTCTACCTCATCCGTGAGTTGACGCAGACGGTTGACGTCATATCCACCTAGCCGAGCCTCGTCCACTACTCGGATCTTCAGCATCCTTACCAAGTCTGCTGGCCTGTGCTTGAGGAGGAACACAAGCGAGTCGTCATCGTCAAGGTACTGTCCGAATGCCCTTGCCTCTTCTCGGGCCTTGATGAGTGCTCTCTCTGATGGGTTGACTGCAAATCCCCAGTTGGCAGGACGAACAAAGTCAAAGACTTCATCACCCCATCCAAGGTCTTGTGCCCTACGGTTTCGTGATAGCCAGCCAGCAAACATGTCAAGTTCATTCATTCCGAACTCATCTGCCAATGCGCTAAACTCGTGTGGCCGTGTCCGTGCGGTGTCGTCTGCCCATCGCTTAGCGTACTCCGCAATGGCCATGAGGTCTCGCTGAGCTTCCTTGTACGAGGCTACCGTCTCAACAGGGCTAGTGTCCCCAGTCTTCCGCCTATATAGACGCTTGACCATACCAAGAACCCCGGCCTCTTCTAGGCCCTGAGCCACTACGGTTGGGGCTCCACCTCGAAGGGCGACTGCCGTGCCGAACGCTGCCTCGTGCATGTTCTTTGATACCGCAGACCCTCGCTCTCCTAGTAGTGCCCGAACATCTTGGGGCTCTAGTCCCTGCTTGCGTAGAGAGCTAAGCACCTCTTCGGTTCGGATGCCTCGCATCTCCTTGAAGAACGGAGACTCAATGATTTCTTGTAGCCAAAAGAACGGGTTGGCCGCGTACTTAAGTGTAGGGTAGTAGCTTTCTGTCATCTTGGCAACGAACTTGTTCATGCCGATGCCAGGGATTCCGTTTGCCTTGATCTGCCCAGTTACCCACTGGCTAGCACCAGATGTCTGTAGTTCTCCGGCGTATGCTTTAAGGACTGCGTTATCAATGTCTAGGCGAGGAAGTCCAGCCCTAATGGACTCGCGCAACCTTCCGTCAAGTCCGTCAACAACTCCACGCTGTCGAAGGACATCATCAAGAGCATTGTAGATTTCGGACTTGTTTCCGAAAGGAGTTACAAGACCGCGAACGCCAACCCGCTGGGATGCTGCTCTCTCGTTGATTGCGTTGTCAAATGCCACGATCTCATCCTTGGAGAGGTACGCACCAAGGGAGGTGAGCATGCGCTGACGTGCCGAGGAAATAATCTGGCTCTGCATAACTGGGGAGAACATCTTCCTTAGATTGTGACCGAAGAAGCCGCTTGTTCTCCTGCCGTCAACCATCGGGATGCCATCAACGAAGTCAGATGTAAGGTCTACGTAGGGCTCACGCTTCTGCAAGACTTGATCAACTAGTGTGCCATCTGCGTTCCTGACACCGACCTTTACTGGGACCTGCATCATGTTGTCTGCAGGGGCGATGCCAAGGCGGTATCCGTTCTGATACGACGCCTTGATAATCTCGTCAATCTCGTCTGCAGACCCGCCGATTGATTCCCAGAACTTCCTCAGGGTCTCAACTTCCTCACCCTTCATTACTGAGAACATGGCGTCGTTGCGCTTTGCGCTATCAAGCATGGCGTAAACTTCTTCAGGGTCAACCATACCACGTGCTAGTGATGAGGTATTGTTAACATCTGAGAACTGCTTCTGTGCTATTCTTGCCCACGCACGCTTCCTGAGGATTGGCTCCTTGCCAGCGTTAATGATTTGTGTGGCCTGTGATTCTGAGAACCCAGCTGCTACCAGCATGCTTGGGGTGGCATCAGCCTTGTCTAGAATGGCGTATCCCTCGAGGAACCTCTCTACCTCTGTGTCAAGAAGGTTGTCGTTACGCAAAAGGGTAAGCCTGGTTACGCCAGTGTCCTTCATCTTGCCAAGAGTCACGATCTGCTCATCTGTCAGCTGGCGACCAGCAAGGCGAGAGACTTCTTTCCGGATGGCAACCTTACGCGATTCTGTGGCAGCCTCAAACAGCGCGGCAGTAACCGCAATCCGTCGGATGTTGCCAACTCGATTAAGGGTAAACCCGAACCGAACATGCTGTGCCCACGCGATCCTAGTCGCCAGCTCACGCTGAAGGTTTGGCTTGGCGATGACTCGGCCAGCTTCGTCAAAGTACTTACCGCCTACGATTCTTCGTGCTCCGCCCTCGCCTACAATCCTTGCCCCACCAAGCCACTCGGCTGCGAAGTCTGCGATCTGTGCGTCTGTTGCAGAGGCCGTCTTGCCGACGTTGCTAAGCGTCTCGCTGCCTGCGCGAGCAAGCTCGTTAGCGAGGTTTGTGATTGGCTCAACAAGCTGCTCTGACACAAGGGTTGTACCCTCGTTGCCAAACCCTCCTGACCCTACGAACCCAGCCTCTCTCGTGACCGTATCCTGAAGAAGCTCTGTAGCATTGCGAGCCAACCCCTCCGAGTGGTCGTTGGCAAACTGTCGTGCAGTGTCTTGCCAGTCCTTGCCTCGTGATAGATCTTCTAGGCTTCGGTTTGTCAGGGCGATAGTTCGTCGCTTCTTCCAGATATCTAGTTCTCGGTCTGGGTATGCAAATCGCTGCCCGCCCTTAGCCGATGAACCTCGAACATCTAGGAACTCAGACACCTGGGCCTCTAGCAGATCCTCTCCAACTCCGTACCTTGTTACTACAGATCCGCCTGTGGTGTTTGTGCGTAGTCGCGTGGCAATCTCACTAGCTGAACCTACTGATCCTTCTTCAATTAGTTCCCTCTGGGCGGCATTGACGTCAGATACAAACTGTTCAGTTTTAGACGCAGCTGCCTCATCAACTCCACCCATTACCATGTCGCGCACGCTTGAGAAGATGGATTGCTGGAATGCAATCGCGGCTCTCCGTACGCCTACGCCTGCTGCTTTAGGGCCAAATACTTTTGTTGCTCCGTCATTGAGGATGGCCCATGAGTCTGCACCGTACGCCCGCTCACCAATCTCTGCAACCTTGACGGCGAAGGCTGCCTTAATGCCGTCTCCTAGGCCTGAGATCTTGCCAAACAATCCTTCGTGAATGTGGGCAATTGCTGCGTACTTCTTCATCCATGGTGCAAGATCTTGGCCAGCACGGATTTTAGATTGAACAAGTCGAATCTTTCTGCTTACCTGAAGTCCTACCTCTAGCTTAGGAAGCTTCTGCCCTAGCGTAGCTCCTGCCTTGTACCCTGCAACGGCACCGCCGATGGCTCCGACTCCACCAGCCAACGCACCAGTTGCAGCGCCAGCCCCTAGTCCAGCGACCTTGGCAAGTGCAGGCGCAAGGGCGACCTTGCCCATAACAAACGGAGTGAAGTTAAGAGGGTCAAGAATAAGTGACGCACCAAGGTTTAGCATTGGGTCATCAGTGAAAGAGCGGTTAGTCTCTCGCATGTAGTCGAGGATTTTCTGCTCATCGACACCAGCTTCCTTGAGCCTGCGGATATCGGCTGGTAGGCTGGACGCATCCCCAAGTCGAATCCTACCTGCAATGTCTTGAACGAATCGACCAGGACCGCCAATCCAGTCAAGGACTGTCTTTCCAATTTCGCCAATAGGATTTCCAATCGTATCCCCGTACGCCTTGACTGGTGCGATGCCGTCAAGGAAGTTTGAGATACCAGCCATGCCCTCACCGACAGCAGAGCCAAGAGCACCTACTCCTCGGAATGGTACTGACGCGACGAAGCTGAGAGGATCTGGGGAACCAGCATAGCTGCCCATGTCCCTCAGCGGATCGTACTCTAGCTCCTGTGGGATGTCTCCAAGTTTACCAGTGTCAAGATTTCCTGTTGCAAGGTTGACTCCGAATCGGATGTCCCTTGACGTCAGCGGATCTTCTGGAACCGCTGGCTGTACTGGCTGATACTTAAAAGGCATTAAAGCTTCCTTGGGTTAATGTCAAAGCGACCGCCGCCGCCTCGACTGATTGGGGTAATCGTAGGAATACCTAGTGGCGTAATTGATTGACCAGGCAGAGGTGATTCCTCTGGCATCCTAATAGGCTGGATCACTGGGGTCACTCCAATCCCAGGGCCGTCAACTCCTCCTGGCCTGTTCCTGAAGAAGAAAGACTGCGGGTCGTTAGTACGTGGTCCAGCCGCTTCGACAGTATACGCACCGCCAGTTTGCTGTAGCAAGTATGGGCTGACGTACTGTGGCGGAGGAGGTGCAGACGGAGATACTCCAGGCTGCAGTGATGTTGCTGGATATCCAGAGGTTGGCTGCGATGATGGGGTCATCTCTGGTGTTCGATAAACCTCAGCTGGAGGCGGAGTGAGTGAGTCAATGATTGCTCCCTTAATCCTGCCAGTCTTGTCTACAATGCCGTTCTCTGTGAGGTAGTCTGTGACTGCCTTGTCTACAATCGTAGACCTATCCTGCCAAGGAATGTTAACTCCAATTCTCTGCTCGATAGCCTTTGTGTATCCGGAGACTAGGTCAGTGGCCTTGCCTTGGGTTGCGCCTCGGTCTGCTCCAGTGAACTTGGAGTTGTACCAAGCATCTCCTCGCTCTGCTGCCGTAGTGTCTAGCCACATCCGGAATGTAGATCGTGGGCTTGAGTCCTTAAGCTGTTCCACAAAGCCGCTGCCGATCTTTAGTTGGCCAGTCTGAGGATCAACCATAGGTGTGGTGAAATCGCTACCAGTACCGCTGGCATATGTTGAGAAGTCATCAAGGTCTTGCCTTGTGAGTCTCATAGTTTGAGTGCCAGTTGTGACTTCGATGTAGTCGTTACCGTCCATCTGTCCGGTAGATAGGTCTCCGCCACCAGGGACAGCAACGTACATAATGCCAGAATCTCCAACAATCCTGCCGCTTTGGTCTGCTGTTGAGAGAGCTACCTTCTCAACGAACACTACTTGATTATTTGCACCAGTGACGTTGGTCATGGCGTAACTTCCGTTCTTGGCTTGGTTCACTGAGATCGCTGTGTACACATAGCCTCGAGGGGTACGCTGATATCCCCAAACTAGGTTAGGGTCGCTGTCCACTCGGTTGAGCATGTCTCGTTCTACAGCCAGTCGCGCAACAGTTCCTACAGTCATCTCGCCACCGGCTGAAGCGTCCTGAACAAGGGCAGACTCGTTGATGCTCATTCTGCGCAAAGACTCCTTGACCTTAACCATGTTAAGGTCTGGCGCGTTCCATGCGTTCGGGTTGCCGAGAAGGTCTACCAGTGCAAGCATTGCGTCCTCGTACTCGATGCCAGTCTCCCTGACGATCTGGTCTACGACTCCAGTTACTGATGGGTCAGTAGCTCCTGGGACTAGGACGCTAAGGTCTCCGTTGCCGATAGCTACTACCTGATCAGCAAGAAGGATGTCCTCAAACTTATCCGAGTTTGCTACGTTGCCCATGTCTCCAATGAATTCCCCAAAGGCCTTTGATGTGGCGTACGGGTCACTTGTGAGTGGGGAGCTTAGGACGCCGCCACTTGCGGCGATACTAGTTGCTAGTCGAGAACTTGCGCTCCTAGTCACAATGCTGAATGCTCCAGCTGTAACGCTCTCGTTGAAGAAGTTAGAAACTTTGACGAGGTCAGCAGCTTCCTTTCCATACCCAGCCTCGCTGAGTGCAGTCGCCTCCTTCGAAAAGTCTTCAGCCTTAAGCATAAGAGCGTCCATGGTTGCCTGGTCAATCCCTGCCATGCTACCAGCAGAAGTAAGGATCTCTGCAAACTTGCCTGGCGTAGAAGATGTCAGCGTGGAGCTCAGAGCCGACAAGAACCCTTCGCCGTCGTCCGCGATCTTAGCGCGAAGAGACTTGACAGTGCTCTTGGATACGAACATCGACTCCAGAACAGGGCTAATGAATTTCTGCAAGGCTACGGCAAACGCCTTCTTCTCGTCCTTGATTGCGTTGGCTACCTTGTCATATCGGGCCTGTGCAACGTCTGCCTTCTGCGCAGCTACGGCCCTAGACCTAGCGTCAAGGATGCCCTGGTAACGTGCGCTGTCTGTCGGTACACCTACTGCTTGTGCCCTCTCAAGTTCCTTGTCGTAGAACTTGACGAGCTTGTCGGCTCCGATCTTCTTCTCGTTGTAGTCTCGCACCGTCTGTGCCGACGTAGACTCATAAGATGCGCCAAAGATTGATCGCTGAATGCGCGTGATGTCTGCCTCAGTCATTCCTGGCTGTGTTGCAATAGCGCCTAGCAAAGCTTCGTAGTCCCCTACGCTCAGAGTGCCAGCGCCAGACATGCCGAACAGTCCCTTGTCAATCGATGTACCGTTGGTGTATGCGCTGTTAAGAACTGTCTCCTGGTCGCGTAGAGACTGAAGCCGGAAGTCCTCTGCCTTCTGAAGTAGAGAAGTGTATCCAGCGTTATCTCCTTGAGCCTGAGCCAAGTTAGCCTGAGACAGGTACCACTGATAGACAGAGCCTGCCGTAGCTGACGCTGTCGTCCCACCGCTGGAGAACGTATTCCGAGTCGTACCACCCTGCATGTTGTTGGTGTACGCACGGAGCATGGTGTTCTCCTGGTCGTTGCGTTCCTCCTTAAGGAGCGCGTAGATCAATGCGCTGAGATTCTGGGTGCCCGACGTCGGACGACCGAACCTACCTTGCCGTGCCATTATTGACCTCCAATGGTGTCTTCAGGAATAAGTTGATCTGCGTTTGGCATCGTAGCTCCAGGTTGCTGGGCGTTGCCAGGCACCATCTCTGGTGGGATATCGCCCATCTCGCCACCGTTCATCATAGGGGTGCCGGTAGGTGCCCCTTGCTGCCGGTAGGCGTTCATTGCGCTCTCCTGCTGCGCCTGTAGCTGTGAAGCTGCCTGCGCCTGCTGTGCCTGCATCTGCTGCATCTGCACGCCTTGTGCCTGCAGCTGCTGGAAGAGTGCCATGAGGTTGCCCATGGTCATCACTGCAGCTGGGTTGAGGGTTGCGTCTGTCTGCTCGTCTCGAATGAGATCCTTCTCTCCTTCTGGGTCTTCCACGCCCACGCGGTCCATTGCGCGCTCTGCGCTCCAGATCCTTCCCTGGACAAGGTTGAGAGCGGTCTGGGCAAGCTCGAGGGTATCTCGTGGCGTAAGCTCTGGCGGTGTAATCTCAAGTCGGTATTCGCCAGCGATAAGCTCTGCAATGGCTGGGTCCATCTCCCCCCACATGCGGGCAGTAATCTCCCACACGCGCTTGACCCATGAGTAGAGAAGCTTTCGCTTTGGAGCGATACGCTGCTCGTAGTTGGCTACGAGAGATGCGATGGCTCGACTGGAACCTAGCACGCTTGACGGCGCAAGGCCGAGAAGCAAATCGTTGAGTCCAGTTACCACCGCAATCTCTCGGTCGATACGTCGGTTGTAGTCCTCAATCTGGAACTGAGGAATGAATGGTTGAATAGCCCGCAGCTCATTGCCAGGTCCAGGTGTAGCGACGCGGCCTGGCTTCGGGATGGCGTTAGATGGTACCTCGTCTGGTGCGTCGCCTCCAACGAGCTGCCACATCTGACCGCCGACAATCGACTGGATCATCTGGGCTTGAGCAGTGATTCGCTCGTCCTTCTCTCGGAGAAGCTGCTCAACGTCATATAGCTCCGAGCGTCCATACGGGCTGCCAGGGATAATGCTGTTTCGCAGCACTACGTATGGCAAGTTTCCCATGAGCTCTGGGTGTTCGCTCTTGCTGACGATGGTGTTTCCTACGATCAGTGCGTTGCATACAAGCGCAGGCTCTCCGCGCTTCTTGGCTGGCTTCTTGTACCAGTAGTCCAGCACGCTGATCTTCATGTCGTCGTACCAAGTGTTGATACGGTTAGGCTGGCGCTGGAACTCCTTGCTGTATAGGTTGGCAAGAGGATCGGAGTGGCTGGCTGCCGTAGTGTATGGCCACCACTTATTCCCATCCTGTACAGGGAACACCTCTACACCAAAGTCTTCTTCGGCTGCCTGAGGGCTTAGCCCGTAGGTGTACACTGCCCAGTCAATGCGGTTGTAGTTTGAGTC